ATTTGCAAAACGCATGACCCAATTGAAATTAGTGGAAAATGCTATTCTTCTTACGTTAGAAAAGGGCTCGGTAGAAGCATTAAAAGTCGAAAGAAATTTCCTGCAACAACAGTTAGATGCGGAGCGGGCGACATTAACAAGAATGGAACATCCAGCAATGGGAGTTTCTTTGCAGGAACAGCAGGAACAAGCTTTAAAAATTCAACAATTACAGTTCCAATTACGGGATTTAGACGCAAATATAAAATCTAATATTGAAAAAGAGAATAAAGAACATTTTGATAAATTAGCTTCTCAAAGAGATAATTTTTATAATGAGCAATTGCTTGGATTAGAAAGCAATAGCATGAAACGCTTAAAAATTGAAAGGGAAAGGGCAAAAGAAGAATTACAAATAGCTAAAGGAATTTATTTTGACGAGAAAGAAGAAGATACTAAAGAAGAAAGACACAGAGCGTACATAGCCGCCCGTCAAGCATTATTAAATGCTGAGAAAGCTATTCAAGATGAACTTGAAAAGATGAGTGAGCAGGCTTTTGAGAGAATGCAAGCTCAGAGAAAACTTGAATTTGAATTATTGAAATCTCTTGCTGAACAAGAAACATCAGAATATCTCAGGATCATAAAAGAACATCATGTAACAATGCTTGAACTTGAAATGGAGCATCAAGACAGAATCAGAAAAGCACGAGAATCAGGTGAAAGCATTGAAACAATAAATCAATTGTATGATGTTAGAAAGAAAGCAAGTGAAGACTCCAAAAACAAAGCTCTTGAAGATTTGTCTGCTGTTGCAAATGCTGAAGAAAGACAGCGCAGACGAGATCAAAGAGCTATTCAAGATAAAATCAAAGCTGTTGAACTCGAACGGGATGTGCTTACAGGAGTTATCTCAGAAGAGCAGTCAAGAGTTAAGCTTGCTGAACGTAAATTACAATTGACGCAAGAAGAGATCAGAGCACAAGAACTTGCGATTATGGCAAGAGAAAGTGAAAGCAAATCACTTAAAGATATAGCAGAAATAGGAGAGGAATTAGAGGAATTACGCAGACAAGAGCTTGATGATAAGAATAAGTTAATTCAAGCGAATAAAGCATTATATGAAGCGGAATTCAATAGAGCAAAAAGAATACTCGATTTAGAGAGACAACTTGCTGAAGCAAAAATATCTGAAGAAAGAACTCCTGCATTGCTTGCATCACAGAAACCTGGAGTTATAGGTACTTTTGGATATCAAGAGAAGATTGCCGCTGATACAGCCGAGAAGTTATTAAGAATAGCAACAAATTACCATCGGGTAATGAATGAAAAGGATGAGGAGCGTCTTGCTACAATAAAAAAATTACATACAACAGATTCAGTACTATATCGTGAAGCTCAACTTGAAAAACTTCTTGCATTTGAACTTCGTGAAAATGAAATTCTACGTCTTGAAAAACAAGCAAATGAAGCAAGAATACTTGCTCAAGGAACATTCTGGCAACAATTAAAACTCGGATCAGACAGAGCAAAGAAGAGCATAGAGGGATGGGGAGAGTTCACAGCACGTTTAGGCGAAGAAATGTACATGAACTTCGGACGTGGATTCTCAGCGGCATTTATGGAATTTGTATTAGGCACTGAAAAAGCATCAGAAGCATTTCGTAAATTTGCACATACATTTTTCACAAACATTGCTCAGATGATTGCACAGCAGTTATTCTTTAATGCTATCTCAGGAATTGGAAAATTATGGGGAGGAGGCAGCACTGCGAAACAAGCAATGTCAGCAGGTTCAGCGGCAATATTTAAAGGAAATTTAGCACAAGCAGTCACAGGAAATTATTCTGCTCCTTCACATGGGTTAACTGGTGGAACTCTTACAGGACTGGGACCTGAATTTGCAAAATATTTTCATGAAGGAGGAATTGTCGGACAAGATGGAAAACAATCAATGTTGAATGTAGCTGATGTTTTATCATCGCTTCCTCGTTTCCATGAAGGATTGAGACCCGGTGGTTTAAAAGCAGATGAAGTTCTGAGTGTTTTGCAAGAGGGGGAAAGAGTAGTATCTAAATCTGATGTAGCAGAAGAAAAAATGCTTTTGAGAAATATTAATTCTTTACTTGAGCGCAAAGAAGACAGGGGAGTTCGTATAGTTAATGTACTTGATCCTGAATTATTCAGTGATTGGGCAGGATCAAGCGCAGGTGAAAAAGTTCTAAAGAATTTCATTAAACGAAATTCAGCTTACGTTAAACAGGTAATGCAATAATGAGTGAATATTTGTTTCGAAATAAGCCGAATGTCATGATGGAAGAATCATACGCATGGTTAACTGATATTCTTGAAAGTCATTCAGGAAACGAACAACGCATTGAAATAAGAAAATCCCCAAGACAAAATCTTGAATGGAGAGTCTTGTGCAATAATCCTGTTCTTTATACACGTATGAAATCAATGATATTGGGGAATAAGCATCATAGTTTTACGATACCATTATGGCATGAAGCGCAGTTCCTTGATAGTGCAGTATCATCGGGGCAAACTGTGATCAATGTTGACACAAGATACCATGATTTTCGTGAAAAAAGCTACGTAGTATTATGGAAAGATGAAGTTTACTGCGAGGCAAAAGAAATCATTTCATTAACCGATTCAAGTATCACATTAGATTCTGAATTATTAATTTCTTATACTGCCATTGATTATGTGATGCCTGCTAAAAAAGCATGGTTATTACAGCCTGTTGATTTTACAATTTATCCTGACATTACGCAGGAAACTACATTTTCATGGCATATTGAGAATAATCGAGCTTTACCTGAACTAACACTTGGAACACAATATAAAACACGTGACGTACTTGTAAATGCGTTTGATATCACAGGAGAAGGAATATCAAAAAAGATAAGCAGAGCTACAAATATTATTGATTATGAGACAGGAGCATTTACTGTTTTTTCACGTCTTGATTGGTCTACTCAAACAATTGAATCACTAGCTTTTTATCTAAAAGGTCCAGAAGATATATTTAACTTTAAACGTTGGTTGCACACAATAAAAGGCAGATATAAGTCATTTTGGGTTCCTAATCATCAATTCGATATTACTCCAACAAGTGTATCAGGAGCAGATTTAGTTGTGCAGAGTATCGGATACACTACATATTTGCAAGATAATCCTGTATTTAAGCACATAGCATTCTATGGATATGATGGAACAATTGCTATTCGTGAAATAATGGGGGCTACACAAGACACATTTGCAGTTGAGACATTAATATTGGATTCTAGCATCGGCATGTCACTAGATGATGTTAAATACGTTTGTTTTATAGGATTATATCGAATGAATTCAGATCGTGTTGAAGTAAGTTGGCAAGATTTTAATGAAGCAAATATTACATTTTCAGTACTTGGAGTAAAAGAATGACATATTGGGACATAGAAGAAAATCAACAATTAGGCAGTCCTATTGAACTGTATCATTTTCAAGCACATGATAAATATTGGAGATATACTTCTGCTGATCAAGATGTAACAATAATGTCAGGAGAAGTTGCATTATCAGGAGAAGATGATGTTTTTTCATCAATACCCATTGCACGAGCAGGAATTGAGCAGACAAGTGATATTTCTAAATCTGATTTAGGTCTGACTGTTCCAAGAAATAATGCGTTAGCGAATGCATATATTTTAAATGCTCCTGAAGGGGTTACTTCACTGACAGTTTACAGAGGGCATAAAGTTTCAGAACAATTATATTCGCAAATATCAGGTGAAATATCAGGAGAGATTATTCCAGCAGATATATTAACAACAAATTTTGTCGCAGTCTGGAAAGGCAGAGTAATTTCAGTTTCATTTTCACGTGATGAAGCGACAATAAATTGCGAATCTGTATTCACATCATTGAAAAGATATGGACTTCTTGCAAAATATCAATATTTATGCAGAGTTCCTTTGTATGGTCCTGAATGTGGGCTTAGTATGCATGATTACGGAATGAGTGGAGAAGTCAGTAATGTATCTGGACTGACTCTTGATATAGCAGGGGCATCAGGGGAAATAGAAGGATGGTCAGGAGAAATAGATGGATGGTATGTAGGTGGATTTCTTAAACAAGGATCGTATACATATCGTCAAATTCTAGGACATTCAGGAGATACAATTCAAATAGATAAACGCATAGCAGGTTTAGAAGATGGAATGACAGTTGTAATTTATCCTGGATGTAATCATGCATTACAAACATGCAGAGAGAAGTTTGATAATTTATTGAATTATCGAGGGTTTCCTTTTATTCCTCTTAATAATCCATTTTCTGAATTAGGAAATACTTTAGTTTAAAAGGAGAAGATGATGGCAATTCCTTGGTTTCAAATAATTTTATTTATCGGGAGCACAATTCTAAGTTATTTGTTGCGCCCTCCATCACAAACTCCAGGTAAAATAGATCCTCCTGAACCAGCAGGATTATCAGATTTTAATATTCCTACAGCTAGTTCCGGTCGTGAAATCCCAGTTGTGTTTGGAACTAGATGGGTAAAAGGACCTAATGTTGTGTGGTATGGTGATTTACGTACCGAAGCTATTACTGAAGTATCAGGTGATGCAGATGGAAAGAAGAAATAAAGACAGGGTATATGCTGAAGATTTACGAAGTTTTTGTTATTGTATGCAAGGAGCACGTAAATTTTCTGCTCGATTTAATTATCCTTGGACTGTTTTTGTTAAAGAAGGAGTTCTGATTGATGAATTGATGGCTACTGGAGACGCTATGGCGATTAAATTAGCTAAGTATGTAAAGCACAAGCGACAAAAAGAGTTAAGTAATGAGTAAATCAGGATCAGTTCGTCCTCAAAGCTTTGTAAAAGGCTATGAATATTATATAGGAATGCACATGATTGCGTGTCATGGTCCTGTATCTGCATTGAAAATGATCAAAGTAGGACAACATGTCGCATGGAGTGGAGAATTAACTTCAACAGGAACAGTAAATATCAATAAACCTAATTTGTTTAGTGGACCTGCTGTTTATGAAGATACTGAATTTCAGTACGATCCTGATAATCCTTTTGAATCTTCAACAATGCACATGACAGCAACAACACAAGAAAGTACTTCATCAGAAGGGGGAATTTCAGGAGAAGTAAGTGTAGAGTTCGGAGACATTACACAAATCGCAAATGATTATCTTATAGAGCAACTAGGCGTTGATTATGTTTCAGGACATCGAGGGGTACTGGGATTTGTTCTTCAACATGTGTATATTGGAAATTCGCCTTATATAAAACCATGGTCATTTTTAATTGAGAATACAACTTATCGACATAATTGGTATCCTGCAAAGAAAGCTATTTTTGCACAGAATGTCAATGATATGGATTATTATGATACCAACCCCGCTCATTTAATTTTAGAATGTTTAACGAATCCAATATGGGGAATGGGGTACAATTTTGAAGATATTCATGAAGAATCATTTATTAATTGTGCAGATACTTTATACGCTGAAGGTTTTGGATTGTCTTTTTTATGGGATAAAGCAGGAGAGATAGAGCGTTTAATAGTAGAAGTATTACGTCATATTGACGCTGCACTTTTTGTTGATATCACGACAGGAAAATTTGTTTTAAAGTTAATACGTGTTGATTACGATCTTGAAACACTCCCTGTAATTGATTCTGATAAGATTATTGAAGTACAAAGTTATGATAAGCGTTTACAAACAGAATTGATTAATACACTTAATTTAACTTATTTGGATAGTTTTGCAGATAAGCAAGTTAGTCTGACATTGCATAATGTAGCTTTGATGCAAGCACAAGGAGGAATAGTAAGTAAAGATGTGAATATGAGTGGAATTTCAAATGCACGAGTAGCGAATATTGTTTTGCATCGTGAATTAAAATCATATTCAACAGAAATTTCTATTATTACAATATCTTGTAATAGAGAGTGTGCAGGATATAATGTAGGTGATGTATTTAAATTCAGTCATCCAGATTATGGAATTGAAACAGAGATAATGCGTATCAGTTCTATTGATTACGGTACTTTAAAAGAAGGTCAAATTATAATTCAAGCAATTCAAGATTATCAAAGTCTTCAAGCTACTATTTATGCAGATTCTCCTCCAACACTATGGGAAGATCCTCGTTCTGATCCAGTACCGTCAGCACAGCGTATAGCAATTGAATCTCCATATTGGGTTATTGCTAGAACTTTAGGAGATCGTTTATTAGATGAACTTGATGCAGATTTTCAAGGAACTAATGGATATTTAGTACATGGGGCAGTACGTCCTGTTTCAGATGCTTATCATTATATTTTGAGTACACGTGCTGTAGGAGAAGAGGATTATAAAAATTACGGACCGTTTGATTTTGTTCCTTATGCTATTTTAGGAGCTAGTGTTCAAAAAGAAGAAACAACACTTAATATTACAAAGTTCAGTCAAGATGTTTATAAAGTTAATTTGAACACATTTGCAATAATGGGCAATGAAATAATAAAAATAGAAGGTGCGACTATAAATCCTTCTCCTCAATTATTTGTTAATAGGGGTGTTTTAGACACGACTCCACAAGTTCATTCTTCAGGAAAATACATATTTTTCTTAGAGCAGTTCTTAGCTACAGATCAACAAGAATACGCACTTAATGAGCAAGTATTTATCAAAGCAAGAACTGTCACATCAAAAGGAGTTTTATCGCTTAATGATGCTCCAACTGATTCAATTACTATAGATGATCGTTATATTCGTCCTTATGCTCCTGGTAATTTTCGTTTCAATGGAGAAACATATCCTACATTTCTTGGATTTGGTTCTGATTTAGTCATAACATGGGCGCATCGAGACAGATTACAACAGACAGCATACATTGTTACTCAAGACGAAGGAAGCATAGGACCAGAGACAGGAACGACATACACGCTGATGTTCTATG